CGGGCGCCAACCTGACGCGCGCCAACCTGACGGACGCCAACCTGTCGGGCGCCTACCTGACGCGCGCCAACCTGACGGACGCCTACCTGTCGGGCGCCTACCTGTCGGACGCCAACCTGACGGACGCCACATGGCGCGGCATCAAGATCACTCGCGCGCCGCTGCAAGTCTCCGGCCTGCATTGGTTCGTCACGATTCTGGACGGCCACATGCAGATCGGCTGCGAACTGCATGCGCTCACTGATTGGGCCGCCTTTGATGACGCGCGCATCGTGCAGATGGATGGCAAAGACGCGCTGCGTTTCTGGCGTGCGAACAAGGCCGCCCTCATGGCCTTGGCTGCTGCGCATGCGCCGGCCGTTGAAGCGGAGGCCGCATGAACATCGCACCCGCAGAAATGGCCGCAGCACAGCGCGCCTACGACAACGCGGCGCCTGCCGAATGGGACGGCGACGACCTGCGCGAGCTGGTGAGCATGTGCACCATCAACGCAGGCTGCGCCCAACGCGCTCTTGAGCGAGGCGACGCGGCCAACGCTCAAGCTGCGATGGAAGAGCTGCGCCAAGCGCTCAACGAGCAGCCGCTTGAAGACGACACCACGCTGCCCAAGTGGCCGCGCTTGAAGCCCGATCAGCAGCATCGCACCCTGAACGCCATGCAGCGCTACGGCGGCGGCTTCGTGCAAGCCCTGGCCCGCGCATGGCTCCAGGCCGACCCGCAGAAGGCCGCCGCGCTGGGCAATTCCTTCGACAACGAAGTGCGCAGCTACGGCCCTGGCTCGCCGCCCTATGCCGCGCTGCATCAGTCCGCCGAGGACGCCGCGAAAGACCGCGCGCTTGTCCACTACCAAGCCGAGGCTGCGCTGATTCAGTCGCAGTCGGATGCGATGAAGCCGGCGTTTGCTGTCGGGGCGCGGGCATGAGCGCTTTGGCCACAACCGACACCCTGCCGCGCCACCTGCAGGTGCTGCACGGCCTGCCGCAGCCGCGCGACCCGCTGCTTGCCCGAGCGCAACGCGCGCACCCTGACAGCGACTACTTGCAGCGCGAATGGCTGCGCGCCGTCCGTGTGGTGCGCTCTACGTCGCGCGGCTGGGTCTGCGATCTACACCACGCGCCGACGAACAAGGGTGCCGGCCATGACGCGCGCTGACCGCATCAAGGGCGTCTTGCTTGCCGTGGCCATGGGCGTGACCTATGCCGCCGCGCTGTTCTTCGACCTGGGAGGCTGACATGGCCTGCACATCCACTGGATGCCACCAGGGCCGCAAGCCCTGCCCCTGCCCCGATGCCTGCCGGCTGGCCGACCGGGAGGCCGAGCGGCGGTCGGCGCAGATGCTGGCGGCCTGGCTGCTGCTGGTCTGCAGCGTCGGCATCGTGGCGCTGTGCGCCTTCATCTCGCTGGCCCTGGCTGGCTGACCAATCAACTGAGAGAGGAAGACGAATTGAACAACTCACTCGCACTCATGCCCCTGCAGGACATGCAGACCATGGCCGACGCCATGGCGCATTCCGGCCTGTTCGGCATGAAGAACCCCGTCCAGGCCCTGGCGCTCATGCTGGTGGCTCAGGCCGAGGGTCAGCACCCGGCCAGCATCGCCCAGGACTATGACGTCATCCAGGGCAAGGCCACGCGCAAGACGCACAGCGTGCTGTCGCGGTTCCAGGCGGCGGGCGGCCGGGTCGAATGGCACACGCTGACCGAGCAGGAGGCAGACGCCACTTTCAGCCACCCGGCCGGCGGATCGCTGCGCATGACGTGGACCTTTGACCAAGCCAAGAAGGCGGGCCTGACCGGGAAGGACAACTGGAAGAACTACCCCCGGTCCATGCTGCGCGCCCGGTGCATCGCTGAAGGCGTGCGCGCGGTCTACCCGGCGGCGCTGGGCGGCCTGATGGTGGCTGAGGAAGCCATGGACATGCCACCGGCCGAGAAGCACATGGGGCCGGTCGATGAGGTCAAGGGCCGGCCCGAAGCGCCTGCAGTGCTGACGCCTGAAGAGCTGGCCGCCTGGCGCGAAGCCAGCCTGAAGGGCCGGCGCGCGGCGCGTGCGCACTGGCAGGCCATGCCTGAGTCGCTGAAGGCCCGCGCCAGCGAGAAGCAGAAGCAGGACATGTGGGCGCTGGCCGAGAAGGCCGACCGGGAGCGCACCGTCGACGTCCCGGCGGCCGACAAGGGCGCCGAGGCCACCACGCAGCAGCCTGCAGGCGACACCGCCGCGACGCCGAAGCCCGGCGAGCCCGACCCTTGGCTGCAAGAGCTGGCCAGCGCAGAGAACCAGGGCGCGGGCAATGTCTGAGCTCATCGTCCGCTGTTCGTCCATCGGGCGGCTGATGGCCAAGCCCGAGAACGCCGACCTGGACCCGGCGCACATGACGCCCGAGGTGCTGGCCATCATCGCCAAGACCAAGCGCAGCGACGAAGAGAAGTCAGTGCTGGACGAGGTGCGGCGCAAGAGCCTGTCGGCCGGCGGCAAGACGCATGTGCGCGAGCTGGTGCGCGAGGCCGTCTATGGCTACGAGCCGGCCGACATCAACACCCGGCCCATCCTCAAGGGCCGTCAGATGGAGCAGGTGGGCATTGACATGCTCTCCCGCCTGACGGGCCGGCCGCTGGTGAAGAACACCGAGCGCCGCACCAATGGCCTCATCAGCGGCGAGTGCGACATTTTCGATGCCCTCATGCGCCACGGCCGCGACGTGAAGCTGCCGTACAGCATGGAGAACATGCCCATCGTGCTGGCCGACTGCTATGACAGCGGCTACGAGTGGCAGATGCAGGGCTACGAGATCCTGTGGGATGCCGAAACGTGGAGCGTGGACTACCTGCTGGTGAGCACGCCCGCCGAACTGATTGGCTACGAGCCGCCGGCGCTGCACATGGTCGATGACATCCCGGAGCATTTGCGCTGGACGTCCTGGCCCGTGCAGCGCGACAGGTCGAAGGAGTCGCTGATTCTGGACAAGGTGCTCGCGGCCCGGCGCTACTACCGCGAGGTGCTGAACGAGTTCGACCGTGCGCACACGCTGCGGCTTTCGCCGGCCGAGACAGCGGCTGCGCTGATGGCCGCCTGACATGCCCGGCCACCACTTCTACCTGCGCAGCCCGGCCATCAAGGAACGCGCCGCCGGCTTCGTGCTGGCCGCGCCCGATGAGTGGGAGCTGATCCTGACGCCCCCGGTGATGAACCAGGGCCAGCGCGCCCGCTTCCATGCCATGTGCAGCGACATCGCCCGCAGCGGCCTGGAGTGGGGCGGCAAGCGGCGCACGGCGCACGAATGGAAGGTGCTGGTCATCAGCGGGCACGCGGTGGCCACAAAGGAAGACGTGGAAGTGGTGACGGGCCTGGAAGGCGAGCTGGTCAACGTGCGCGAGAGCACCACCAGCATGAGCCGCAGCCGGGGCGCGTCGCTGATCGAGTACGTGATGGCGTTCTGCGCGGCCAATGGTGTGCGGCTGCGGGCGCCGGAAGACGGGCGGCGGTAGCCGCGAGAAATACGGCCCGCTGCTGGCCTACAGCAGACCCGGACGCTGGGACCGGGAGCGAATCCCAGCACAACACTCCGATGAGGTAGCGCAGATGGCACTGAAGAAGACCCCCGCCGACAACGGCGAAATCAACGTGGTCCGGGTTGAAACCGGCACCCTGACCGTGGCGCTGGTGGGCACCACGCCCATGATTTTCAACAGCATGAACAAGCACATCATGGAAGCGCTGCTGCTGCCGCCCGTGAAGAAGAAGCGCGCCGAGTTGGAGTCGTCGCTGAAGCACGACCCGATGAGCGAGTTTCGGCGCAGCCCGACAAAGATTGACGACCCGAAGGCGCCCACGCTGCTGGCCGTTCTGTCCACCGCAGTGAAGGGCGCGCTGCGCACCGCCGCACTGGACTTGCCCGGTGCAACAAAGGCGCAGATTGGCCGGCTGACCTACGTGCACGGCGAGCGCGTCCCGGTCTACGGCGTGCCGAAGCTGCTGTGCAGCGTGGTGCGCAACAGCGACCCGGGCCGCACCCCTGACGTGCGCACGCGCTGCATCGTGCCGCGCTGGGCGGCCATTGCCAGCATCACCTTCTCGAAGCCGCAACTGCGCGAGACGGCCGTGGCGAACCTGATGGCTGCAGCCGGCCTGACCGTGGGCATCGGCGACTGGCGGCCCGAGAAGGGCAGCGGCAACTTCGGGCAGTTCCGCCTGGCTGGTGTCGATGACGCCGAGCTGAAGGAAATCATGGCCGAGGGTGGCCGCAGCGCTCAGGAAGAGGCCATGGCATCGCCCGAGTGCTACGACAGCGATACCGAAGAACTGCTGAGCTGGTTCAACGCCGAAGTGCGCCGACGCGGCTTCAAGGTCGCGGCCTGATCGACCCCAACGACTGAAGGAAGCGCATGACATCGACCGTCGAAACCCAACTGGTTGCCCTGTACCAACGGCATGGCGTTCTGACGCCCGAGCTGGTGGTGGACGAAGCCAGGAAGAAGGACAGCCCGCTGCACGAGCACTTCGAGTGGGATGTGAAGAAGGCTGCGGCACAGCACTGGCTGGACACGGCGCGGGCGCTGATCCGCAGCGTGCGCCTGCAGGTGGTGAACGAGACGCGGGTGCTGACGGCGCCGATGTTCGTGCGCGATCCGGCGCTGCCTTCGCACCAGCAGGGCTACGTCAGGACGGCAGACCTTCGCGGGGATGACGACCGGGCGCGTGACCTGGTGGCCGACGAATGTTCGCGGGCGGCTTCGGCCTTCCGGCGGGCGCGCGAGGTGGCGGCAGCAGTCGGCGTCGAGTCGGACGTGGCGATGCTGTTCCAGCAGACCGTCGCGCTGGGTGAGCGCATCCGGGCGACGGTGACGCCTTCGGGCGAGTGACACGGCAGGCGAGGCCAGGCGCTGCTCGGCAAGGCCAGGCGCATCGCGGCGAGGCAGGCATGGCGAGACGCGGCACGGTCTGGTGAGACACGGCCCGGCGAGGCAGGCGGGTCGGGGTTAGACGCGGCGTGGACCGGCGCACCGAGGTTTGGCGCGGCAGACATGGCTGGGCATGGCAAGCCCAGGACTGGCAAGGACTGGCAGGCGCGGCGGGGTCTGGTGCGGCCGGGCGTGGAGCGCAGCGGCGAGGCAGGCGAGGCATGGCGCGGTCGGGTCAGGTTTGGCGTGATACGGCAGGCAGGGATGGACCAGGCCTGGATAGGCAAGGCGTGAATCGGCCGGGCAGGAACGGCGAGGCAAGCCCCGGTAAGGCCTGGACGGACCTGGATTGGAAGGCAGGCACGGTAAGGCCAGGCTAGGCAGGGCCAGGGCAGACAGGACATGGCAGGCAAGGCACGGCGAGGCGAGACATGGCGGGGCTTGGTTAGGACTGGCAGGCTAGGTTTGGCGAGACGCGGCGAGACGTGGCACGGAGCGGCAGGCTTGGATAGGCCCGGCGAGGCCCGGCGGGGAAGCGCTGGACTTGGCAGGCAAGGTATGGCAACGCGAGGCCAGGCGGCACATGCCCCGGCTTAGCGAGGCAGGCACATCAACAGAAAGCGAGCGATGAACGAAACACTTGAACACCCGGCGGAAATCGCCGACGAAGTAGTGCAGGCGCCCGCGCCCAGCACATCGGCCGTCGCCGAATACAACCAGACCGAAGCGGCCCTGGCCGAACTGCGCACGCGGCTGGCCGGGCGCACTTATGACCTGCGCACGACGGCAGGCGACAAGCAGGCCAGGGCTGACCGGCTGGAGCTGACGCGGCTGCTGAGCGCGCTGGAAGCCAAGCGCGTCGAGGTCAAGGCCCCGCTGCTGGACCGCAGTCGGCTGGTCGACGCTGAGGCGAAGAGGATTGCCGGCGAACTGGAAGCGCTGCGCCAGCCCATCGACACGGCCATCAAGCTCGATGAGCAGCGCCGCGAGGAAGAGCGCCGCGCAGCTGCTGAGGCCGAGGCCCGCCGCGTGGCCGCCCTGCGCGAGCGCCTGAAGTTCCTGACGGATGCGCCGGCCCGGGCGGTGGGCAAGACAGCGGCCGAGCTGGAGCGCATCATCGGCACGCTGGAAGCGGCGCCGGTCAACGAAGCCACCTTCGCCGAGTTCCTGCCCGAAGCGCTGCGGGCCCGCGACGACAGCCTGGCCGTGCTCCGCGAGATGCTGGTGGCCACGAAGCGGGCAGAGGAAGAGGCCGAGCGCCTGAAGGCCGAGCGGGCGCGCATCGAGCGCGAGGAACACCTGCGCCGCCGGCTGCACGAGTTGCGCAGCTTGGGCATCGGCATGATGGGCCGCGGCCCGGCCGAGTTGCGCGAGGCGCTGGATGCGCTGGACACCGTGGACGTGTCGGCGGCGACCTGGGGCGACTTCGCGGCGCAGGCCGTGGAAGCGCGCGGCGAGGTGCACAGCGATCTGCAGCGCATGCTGGCGGCAGCGGTGGAGCGTGAGGCCCAGCGCGTCGAAGCGCAGCGGCTGGCGGCCGTGGCGGCTGAGCAGGCTGAGGTGCAGCGGCGGCAGGATGCCGAAGCGGCCCGGCAGCGCGAGGAAGCGGCGGCTGCGGCCATCCCTGCCGTCACCGGCACGCCCGATGGCCACCTGATGCAGGACGTGAGCCGCGAGCTGACGCAGGCCCTGGCCAGCAAGCCAGACGCGATGCTGCACGCCCGGGACGGCTGCGCAAGCTATCGCTGAAGCCCCAGCCCGCCACCATCGCCCTCGGCGCCATCTGCAAGCGCCTGGACCCTGACGGCGGCCTGAAGATGACCGCAGCGTTCCTGGCCGCCCGGCTGCACGTCTCGCCCTCGACCACGGACGGCAGCGCGCGGCTTTTCACCGAAGCGCAGTTCCAGACCATCTGCCAGCAGCTGCAGTCGCACATCAGCGCGATGGCTGAGCTGCACCGCGAGCGTGCGGCGCTGGTGGCTGAGGTTGAGGCGCGGAAGAAGGCGGTGGCGGCATGAGCGCGCCCGACCTGGGGCCGCTGCGTGATCCGCTGTGCCACCTGCCCGCATATTGCCGGCAGGCCGTCGAAGCCGAACGCCAGCGCAC